GCGCACATCTCAGGCGAGAACTTGTTCAGGTTCTCGTTCTCGTCGTATCCATCATCCTCGCCCCAGTATTCCGTTTGCTGCAGCTGCTGCGCCTGCCCTTGATCATCCATCCAACGCACGAACCCTGGACCATGCGTCTGCCGGCAGTGATAGCGAGTGAGCGCCATCCCCATCATGATGGTCTGGCCAAGGGTAAAGGTGATGTGTCGGCGAGTGCCCATTGGCCATGTCATCGTCGGGCTATTGTGCAGCTTGTCCTTGATCTTCTCGAACCGCTCCCAGGCTTCAGGGTGTGAGGCCAGCCACTTGTCGTCGGGCGGGATTGCCTTGGGGTTGGTAAGAGCTTGCTCTGCCGTAAACAGCTGTTCCTCATCCCAGATGAAATGAAACTGCGGGCCGAGTCGCTGTGACGGCCGCTCGTATTGCTGCTTCTTCTCTGGCTCGCTTAGCACCCGGCGAATAGCAAACGACAGCTGCTCGGCTTGCCATTCTTGCGTGAACTGAAACGGCGTTTCGCTATGGGCAGACACCGTAAGCGCCAATGTTAGTGCAAGGACCGGTCCCAGGAACCGCATTACCATAGTAATCCCTCGTTGGTGTTGTCGGAACAGCGCCGATTGCAGTGCCGCCGCTGATAGCTGGCGAGCCCGCGCTCACGCCATAAGTTGGCGTTCCAGTCCCGCCAGGACATGGCTGCGGGCCGCTGCCGCTGCTTGGCGTCCATGTGCAGACACCGAATGGTGGCGTGCCAGAGATTAGCGGGTTAGAAGTTGACGAACCCGGATCGCCGCCGGTCACCGCCCCCTGCCATGCCGCAAGGCTAGTATAAAGCGTTGCACCAAACCACCATGACCCGCCGCCAGCAGCCCCGGCCCTGTTGTGATAGATGTTGTTACTAATCACGAGCCCAGTTGGCGTCGCGACACCGCGCATATTCGCGGGCTCCCAGCCACCCCCGCCAGACGTGCAGGCCCCCAGCGAGAAGATGCTGTTTTTGAGAACTCCGCTAAGGGCACTCGCAGTATTGACAGCAAACCCAGGCGCACAAACATTGGTATTTCCAAAAGCGCTGCCGTTAAAAACAAGGTTATTCCACTCCGTCATGTTGTACATATTGCCAGTATGGCCGCTCTGCAGCGGTTGAAAGGTCAGCTGCGCAAGACCCGTCGAGCCGGTACGGTCGTCGTTCTCGCCGATGCTGTAGCGCCAGGTATTATTGTTCCAACCGGAGCAGCAGCCGGTATTGTTCATGAACAGAAGAAAGCTCGGCCCGGCATTATCGTGGCTGTAAAAATATTGACCAAGCGCATTGAGCGTATCGTTGTCGAAGTCTCCGCCCTCGCCGTCGCACCATCCCGTGGGATAGTTCAAAGCGCCAGCCGGAACATAGGTTATATTATAGCTTTCGCTGAACTGCGCCGTGACTGTATTTGCCGACGCCGTTATCGTTCCTGCTGGGCCGCCGCAGCTAGACATGTTGCCCCCATTGTCATGGGCAAGATTGAACTGCGAGAGCACGGTATTCATTGCTTGGATATGAATACCGTCACCCATTGGGGGGTAGGCTTTCCCGAAACCCGCGGCTGCCACCGGGCCGCCACCGATATTGCAGGCGATGTTTCCCTGAATGGTAACATTCAGAATATTGATATTCGACCCAAAGCCAGCAATCGCGCTGTCATCCCCACTGGTGTTTCCAGACGAGCCGCAAATCGTGCTGTTGAGAATCTGAAGACCATTGAAGCCACCATTCCCCGGAAAGCCTTCATAAAAGAAATCGCCGCCATTCTGGCCCTGGCCACCCGCAGGAGCGGTACTTTGGAAATATCTAGCACCTGACAAGGTCAGCCGCTGAAACACCAGACCGCTTACCTGCGAGCCCGTGCTGTTCTGCAGAATGACTGCCCCCCGCGGGGTCGGGATAGTCAGGGCATTGACCGTCAAGTCTTGGACGATCACGCCGTTTGCAGCGTTAACGCGAATGCCTCCGCTCTCGCCGGTACAGTTCGGATTGATGGTCGCGACCCCAGTACCGTACGAGCCGATCGTTCCGCGATTTGCGTTTGTCGAGAGCCAGTTGGTCAGACCATTTATGACGAGGCAGCCGACGAACGTATCGCCTCCGTTAAAGAGAATCTGGTCTGCCAGCTGATAAACTAAAGTGTTTGCGTATGAGATAGTGGCACAGGGTGCCGCAATGTTTGTGCAGTTACCGGTGTCCGCGCCACCATTCGCAAAATAATGAATATTTCCGCCAGCCGTGCCATTGTTGGTCGTGAAGTTGATCGTCGGCGACGTGCCGGCGTTTCCAAGCAGATCGGTTCCCGTGGCGACGATCGTGTGCGCTCCATCCAGCACCGACGCGCTATTCCAGTTGAATAGGAATGAGCCCCAGCTTGCCGTCGACGCTATCGGCGAGCCGTCGATCAAGAACGCAACGTTCTGAAGATACTGACCATTGGTTGACGTTGCAGTCAGCGTCTCAAAGCCGGTGACGGCGTCACCATTCGCAGGCACCGTGACCGCGATTGTGCCGGCCCCCAGGGGAATGCCGGACACCGGAGCGGCCGCGGCCAAGGCTGCATCGCTTGGCTGCGTCGTTCCGACAGTAAGCTTTTGCAAATACCCGGAAGCATATCCGGTCGTGCCTCCGACGGCCGGGCCGGGGCTCATCAGATAGGGCGTGCCGGAGCCGCTGAACGTACCGGCAAACGTGCCGACCGTGCCGCCATTTGCAACGGTCGATATCTTTGATGGCCCCCAGGACGCCCCTAATTTGGTTGGCCCCTGTCCGATCGAAGGAGCAGAGCCGATAGTCGCTGGCGCGATATTGCTATTAGCCGACTTCGCACTGACCGTCTGTAATCCGGTCAGCTGCAAGATGGTGTCGGTGATATTGTTTCGGCCGACAATGACCCCGCCAGGCACGAATTGCGGGCCATACATCTGGCCCTGTGTGGTCGCGACATAACCCTGGCTACCATTCAATGCGGTAGCGAGAGCGCCGATCGCTTGGATCTGATCGCCAGCCCGCGAGGTCGTTGACCCCGCCGTCGCCATGTACGACGACGGCGCCAGCGTCTCGACCTGCAGTCCCCATGCTATGACACTACCGCCAGTACCGGGGTAAACTGGTGCCCTTACCGACAAGGGATCGTTGATCATTACCAGATTGAGGCCGGAGTTGGCCGCATTCGATGTTGCTTTGGCTATTAACCACAGCCAGCAATACCCACCAGCAACAGGTTGCCCTCCGGCAGCAGCTCCAATTGGAGAGGCAATAACCGCCGGCGAATTCGAAGCTACGAGCGTCGGTTTGCAGGTTGTCAGGTCATAGTTGGCATAAGGAATATTCGAGAATTGCCCAAATGGCACAGTCATCTGCACATAATTATGCGTACCAGCCTTTACATACTTCGAGAATGCATAAGTAAAGCCGTTTACGAAAGTCGCGTTCGTTCCTTCGCTTATTGCATGAAAACTATTCGTCGCCGTGTCGGTTATCGTGTCTGCGGTCGACGTCCCATCAGGCGCGATGGTTGAATTGGCTGTGATCGTCACATTGGTTTTGGTCCAATAGGCGTTATCCAAATCCTGCGACCATAAGATCAGATTAGTCGACGGTGCCTGATTGAGCAGACCGAAGCCGTTGAGGCACAGCGTGTTGGGGCTGCAGGTAAACCACGCCCCGGCGGAATCAAACCATTGAACTGAATCAGCGCGGGTATTGGCGAGACATGTCGCCAGCGTGCAATTCGTGACGGCGCCGGTCGTAAACTCGAAGACCAGATCAGGTGTTGGCGGAGGTGGAGCAATAACCAATCCTTTCGGAAAATACGCCGAAGCGAAGGAAACCGTCATAATCAAGAAAAGGATGGTTATTATTTTTTTCATGTCAATTCGTATATTTAACTACGATCAGACATCCCACGCCCGCGCCGCCAGTCGTCGAGCCAGAAGTGGTTTCCGTACCTGCCCCACCTCCACCACCCCCATAAAGACCGCCAGCGCCTCCATTAGTACTGGTCCCGGGCGCTGTTCCTGTACCTCCTCCACCTCCCCCTCCTCCACTACCGTGTGTAGCATCCCATTCCTTACCTGCCCCACCTGCTCCAGCAGTACCCCCGCCAGTCGAGCCTTGGCCTCCGCCGCCGCCGCCAGGACCGCTTGCTGAAGCGCCAGCAGTTGGGGTTGTCCCGTTGCCGCCGACACCGGCTGCATTTACAGCACCACCCGTTCCACCAGCTGTAGCATCGGAACCAAGCCCGCCCGCGCCGCCAGTCCCAGCGCTGGGTGAAGAACCTGCTGTCGCACTAGAAGCCCCGCCACCTCCTCCACCCGAACCTCCACCGCCTGCTGCACCAGCGCCACCAGCCCGACCTATCCCACTTGGAGCACCTGCCCCACCTCCACCACCCGGAGCGGAGACACCTGGGTTATCGCCACCTTTGCCACCGGAATTTTTGGTTGAACCAACGCCACTTGCTGAAGCGCCACCGGCTGCGCCGCTAATTACTCCAGAGGCAGAACCGCCGCCCGCGCCACCTTTGGCACCAACTATGACAGCTGAGCCCCCAATCGAAGCGCAGTTCGATGTGCTGCTACAAAACCAAGCATCGGGGCCGATAACACCACCATTACCGCCACCAATACCCCCAGCACCGCCATTGCCGCATGAGAACCCGACATTGCCTGAGATGGTCTGGTTGGTTACGGCCGAGTACGCTCCACCGCCTCCCGGCGCGCTATGAGTTGCTGACGATGCGCCGCCGGCACCACCTCCAGAGGCAATGACCTCAATTGAATTGTTTGCATTGTTCCAGCAGCCAGGAACAGCCCAGGGGGAAGAGCTGGCTGAAGTAAGAAATACTGTAATAGTTCCTGGAGCGCACGTGCCACCACCTAACCCACCTTCACCAACTCCAAGCTGAGTCAGCTGAGCCGAGGCCGGCGTCAACAGCCACAAAAATGCTATCAATGAAAGAAAGGCTTTTCGCATCACTTCCAGTCCAGATTGACCAAATAGGTAGACGCAGCAGGGGCCGATGTATCGGCATCAGTGATACCGGTCGTGACACAGTAAGTGATACCGGTTCCGAAGGCTACGCCGCTACCGAAGGAGATATTGCTACCAGCACCATTCGCGGCGGTGGATGCTGCTGGAATCATTAAACGTTTCACCGGCGTCCCTGATCCGCAAGTAGCACTTGTAGCATTGTAAATCTTTAGATATGCTGGGGCGGTCCCAATTCCATAGACCTGCACACCATAAAGCTGCCCAGCGCTTGCCTTGATCACCACTGCCGTCGTGTTATTGGCAGCAATATTCCCTGTAGTCGATGTGCCACCCGATGTGCCGGGCGTCGTCGTTACGAGCCACGGTGTGGTGTTGGCGGTATTGCCGGGCTGGACCGTCCAGGTCCCGTTCTGTCCTGCCGCGACGAGGTTGCTTGTGCCCGGCGTTGTCTGATCAATGGCCGAATTGGTCCACAAGACACCGCGCAGATTACATTGAACGGGGACGCTTGATCCAGACGAAACGGGCGAATTTGTTGTTGGAGTAGTTGCAGCCTGGCATGGTATCCATGAGTCAGCCAATTGCAGCAGGCGCTTTATCAACGCTTGTTGCGTGCAAGTGCCGGTATCTGTAGCGCACGCAGCATCGGCTAGCGCACCCTGCGTGACATCAGCCCCATCAGCAATCGTGACTGCCCCACCACCTCCACCAGACCCACCCCCTCCGCCTGAGCCCGCTGGTGAGCCAGAGCCGCCAGCGATGTTCAGCGTAGTCGTGCTGCTTGCCGTGATGCACGCGATCGTATTGTTGACGCCGGGCGAGTAGGTCCAGAATCCGCCTGGAGCGATTTGATCGTTCGAAGTCCCGGCCACAGCCAGGCCGATACCAAGCGTGCAATAGGCCGCGACGGAACCGGTATTGTAGACAACGACTACGGTGCCAGTCGGCAAAGTCGTTGAGCCTGAAGTCGTAGTAACAGATAGCGGCGTGGCATAGGCTAGTGGCGCAAATCCAGTAGATGAGCTAGCTCCACTGCCAGTAACAAGGTTGCCATGAGAGTCACATTGAACAAAGCCAGCCTGACCGGAGGTGAGAGTCGGTTGAGAAGAGTTGTAGACACAAATTATCCCAGTCCACCCAGCTGGTGGTGGAAGGGTAACAGGTTGAGCCTGGGCCGGCGCAAAGCCCAGAGTCACGAAGCAAAGCGCCAGCCAAAGCTTCCACATGACATCACCCTTGAGAGAGGCAGATGTAGTTGTAAACGGTTGAAGCCACATCAACCGTTACGGTGATAGCGGTGGTTGAGGTGGTGTAGGTTGGGATCACCGGCGAGGCCCCTTGTGCCGAGAGGATGCAGGCTGGAGCCACATTGTAAGCCGCCGAGAAGGTAATAGTGCAGGTAGTAGCAGCCGAGCCGGTGGTCAACTTCCCAACAGTGTCATTCCCAACCACTGAGGGGGAAGTGCCACAGCTAGAGAGCACTGGCGTGGTCGTTCGAGTAGAGAGGATTTTGTTTGGGAAGTAGACGTTGTTTGAAGCATCCATCCCGATCGGACCTGTTGGGTCCTGCGAGAGTTGGATGCCTTTAGTGATGTTCTGCGCCAGCGCTAGGCCTAGCCCCAGAGCCAGAATCAATGCCGAAGGTAGGAGATACTTCTTCATGGCTTACTCCTCTGTCCAAACGATAGAACCATTCCAAAGCGAGGCATTCGTCAAAGCTGCGGAGTTGTTAACGCAGATTTGTGAATTAACCCCAACAAGAGTCGGGGCCTGGAGGAGGTTCTCGATATCTCTAGCGTAGTTAAAGTCGACTACCCCAGGTGATCCGGTTGCAACGACCAAAGACATAGTCATCATCAGCGAATCGATATAGGTAGGAGCAGAGTCGACGATAGTAGGAGCAGCGGTGTAAGACACAAGTACAGCGGTTGGAGCTGAGGTAGAGACATCTCGCTTGGCGATTTGGGTAGTGACGCCAGGATTGGCGGTGGTTAGAGCAGCAGTGCCGCCGGTGTCGAGCGAGACTCGACGGAGTAAGCTCAAAGGCACGCTTTGATTAGCCGTTGCGGTGGTTCCAGCGATGGTTAGCCGCTGAATCCGGATGGTCTTGGTAGCCGAGCCAGAGATGCAGATTTGATCTGTGGCCGAGGTGACTACCGGCACCAAGCCAAAGAAGGCGGAGGAGTAGGTTGCCTTGGCGAGGTAGGCAGTGGTTAGTCCGACTTGAGGGACTACGTTGACTTGGGATAGGGCCGCCGCAGTAAGCGCAAGAAGCCCTAACCCAGCAAGGTAAAGTCGTTTCATCAATTTGCAATTACGATGCCGGCAGGATAGCCGCCGAGAATCGAGTTGTCGGTTGATTGGTAAGGCTGATCCATTCGATCCAGCACCAAGCCGGCGACGATAGCTCCAGCTGTCATCGTAGCAGTGCCGATTACATACTGCATACGAAGGAAGCGGGGGATGGCGATGCCGTCTGGAGGCCGGGGCATATCCATGTCGTATAGCCGAGAGCCGGCGTTCAGCGTGGCTAAAGCATAGGTAGGAGAGGTCCACCAAGTGCTAAAGGCGGCGGGTGCACCAGAGCCGTTATCGATGGCACCTTGGAGGGCAATGGCAAGGGTACCAGCGCCACCAGAGGTGAAGGTGGTGGTCACCTGCACCAACATCTTCATCGCCGGATCGTCGCCGATGCCGATATCTCGAGCACCACCACCATTCGCAGAGGTGGGAATACCAGAGTTTAGGCCGAGATCGATGACGTTCGTCGAGACGTAGGTCCCTGCTACTTGAGCAAGGTTGTTCGGCGCCAGAGGCGAGTCGAACATCAAGAGGTTGTCGAGAATCATGTCAAGCTCCTTTAGACGACTTGCGCCTCGTTAGAGAGAATGGCATCGCAGGTACGGACGGGGATGCCGCGGAAAGTGGTGACGGGCTTTCCATCGAATTCTTCGATTCGAAGGAGCACATTAGTCTTATTCATTGCCTGAAGGTCCAAATAGGTTCGGATGATCCTATTACAGTAGATCACGGTTCGGCCCATATTGGCCCGGACTTCAGGGGTGTCTGAGGTTTGGATGGTAGTAGCCGAGACAGGAGCGGTGGGTAGTCGGTAGAGCGCGCGGACGATCAGGTTGATCAGGTTCGCTGCAGCAACGCCGGTTAGCTGCGTCACGTCGATGTTGGCGACGCGAGCGACATATCGCCAGTCACGAAGAACATAGCCGATTTCCCACTTGAAGTGGTCACGGTAGGCTTGGTAGGTGTTGCCTGCTGCGTCTTGGACCGGCCACTCACCCATATCTCTGTGTTGGAGGCCGGTGATTTTGCCCTTAGGGAATGTGGCGTGGGCGGTGTCGCTGCCCCAGACATGGATCCACATTGAGGTGTTTGTATTCGAAGTGCCGCCACCGTCGAGGACGTTGTTGGCGGTTTGGGAGTTGGTAGTGTTCTTGGTAGAGTAGCGAGGGGCCAAGCCAGTGAAGCGTTCGGGGTTGACTGCTTGGTTGCCGTAGATCAGGGTCGAAGCGACTTGCTGGCTCATGCCCTCCAAGAAGGCTTTAACCTCAGAGAGGCGGAAGTCGGCGGTGTTGCCGTTGAGGTCAGCGACGTCCTTGTCGATGACTGCGTAGGTTTCCAGATTGCCGCAGGTATCGACAATCTGAGCCGTTGTGCTTTTCGCGTTCGGCACACCTGCATTGAGCAATCGCCAGGTTGCTTGAGGCAAGCCAGTGCGGACGGTCGTCTTATGGCCTGTTGGAAGGTTGCCCTCCATCACCAGCATGTCGTCCAACACTTCATTCGTCTGACTAAGCAGCTCGATAATAACAGCTACTCTATAGCCGTCATCCATTCTCTTGGCCCAATCAGCATAGCTGAGGGCTACGGCGCCGATAGTCGCCATTTAGAATCTCCTTCGAAACGGTCGATTATGAATTGCATGCTCACCATGATATAAATCCGCAGCGGCGAGATATGCACAGTGTGCTTGCTCGACGGTGTCGAAGTATCCCAGGTGCTTACATCTGCCATCAAGTCTGATTTGTGCTTTCCATTTTTGGTCGCGCTCAAACCAGGTAACTCCTCTAACGCCAGCAATTCCAACTTCTCTTTCGGAATTAGCGTTATTCTGTCCTCGCGTTACAGAACGCAAGTTGGCTATTCTGTTATCATCTCTAATACCATTGATATGATCAATTTCTTCTGGAAATTCGCCATACATATATAACCAAGCAAGTCTGTGTTCCTTATAAACATACCCATTTATTTGTATTTGTCGGTATCCATAAATATGATATGTACCGGCTCTATCTCCAACATGAGCTCTAGAGCCACGAGCTATTCGATTAGTAAACCGGCCACTAATCGGATCGTAATCGAATAGCTCTTTGAACTTTTCTTGTGTAATCATGGAAGATTAGGATATAATGCACTGCCAGCCGAGCGAGGCTTGCCATCGACCGCGTTTGCGAATTTGCTTACTCCGCCAGCTGGGACGTGGGTGCCGGGTGCTAGCTTTTGAGCCCAAGCGTATATCGCTTGGATGAAGAAGGGGTTGTCACCAGCACCGGTTAGATCCATCGCTTCGCGAAAGCCTTTCGCTACATCGGCAGGAAGAGAGTCAATCACGCGAGAGACGGTGACCTTCACGTCGGAAAGCTTATCGCCAAGAGGGCCGGAGGCGACGCTATCGCGCCATTCCTTCCGCAGATCGGTGTAAGCCTTGAATGGGCGCTCTTGGCTTTCTTTCGTCTCAGCAACATAGAAGTCGACCAGCTTTTGAGCCTGATCCTGTGAAAGGTTCATCTCTTTGAACATTGGAGAGATTTTCTCGGCGACAGCTTTGTCAAGCTCATAGCCGTCAGGGACTTTGAAATCGGCATACTTTTCTGGGGCGCCAGCAGCATCCTTATCATTGAGGAGGCTTTTGTCGCCCTTGGCTGGCTCAGTCTTACCCGGCTCTGTCGTCTTCGTCGTATCCGTCTCCGCTTCCGTCTTCACCGGCTCGGGTGTAGTCGACGTCGTTGCTTCCGTCTTCCCCGTCTGATCGACGATCTCGCCCGTTGGCGTCCGCTCCACCCCTTCCGGCGACTGTACGACTGTCGGCTGCTGTGCTTCGCTCATTATATTCCCTCATCATTGTGATGTATTCGTTGGGGCAGGATGACATAATATCGTTAAGTAGTCTGAGCCCGATATTCCGCTCACCCTCTGCAAATGCCATCGCGGACATTTGGCTTGAATAGCTCGTTGAAAAGATGTGACATGAAGATAGAAGATCGTAGACCCAAGCGCGGCCAGGAGCAACAGACATAATGCCAACGATAATTTCACGACGTTGTTGGTCCCACAGTTTGGCTGCTTTGCGGGCTTCGCTCACGTCCCGCCTCTCGGCTGCGTTGAAGTTCATAGAATCCCTCTTCGGCTAAGGCATCGACTAGGCAAGCGCGGATGAGGTCGGGAAGGGCGACTCGGTTGCGGTGGCAGAGCCTCATCAAGGCTTTATGCTGCCAAGGGGAGATGCGAGTGCGAACTACAATCGAGGGTTCGTGTTCCATTTATATACCTGTCATTTCTTGAAGGGCGTTGCGGCCAGCACCGGTTGGGGTATCAGCCAAGACCTTAGCTCCCTGCACAGCTGCCATTGAAGCTTCCTGCTGTTGCTGAGCTTGTTGCTGCTGAGCTCGACGATTGCGGATATCGGCCAGAGCAGCCGGCGAGCGGATGAGCTTGGGATCATTCCCCAAGAGGTCCGAGTATTTGTCGAGACCATAGTCGATATCGACGTTGTCAGCGGCAGCAGGGTCGATACCCATCAGGTTACCCATCATGCCGAAGAGCCGCTCGATGCCAGAACTCTGCGCTGCGCGTTGTGCAGTGGAAAGGATCGATTGAAATTCGAGAGTCATGTTCTGGCCGGCGATCTCTTGCGGGGCGGTAGACAATAGCCCGTGCACGCGAGACATAATGCCGAAGGTTCGTTCAACGAAGTTCTTCAATCCCTCGTCGGTAGCACGTTCGAGGACAGGGCCGAGCATGATCAGGGATTCGGCTTTACGCGCGTCGATCTCGGTGGCGGAAACATTCGAGCGGGTTTCGAACTGAGAAATGGTAAGAAGGACGTCGTTGAAGAATATCTTCTTGATTCGCTCCCGAACCTCATTAAGGTCTTCGGTCATGGCAGAGAGTTCAGGCTGGACGGTGTAGACGGGGGCAAAGCCGACCTTCCCTGTAGTCATGCCAGAAACGTAGGTAACGCCGCCAGGAAGGAGGGAGGCTGGCTGATTCTTTAGTTGGATATCGGCAACCATTGGTGGGTTGACGTGCTTGTCGATCGCTTGGGCTTTGCGCCGAACTTCTTGCTGAAGCTGCTTAATGTCAGGTAGGGCGTCCATCGCCGGGGAACGACCATAGGCGTCGTTGGATACAAGGTCCCACCTGACTGGAATTGCAGGAGATTCTTCATAACCTCGAATACGTAGGAAGCCGTAAGAGTAGTTGGAACCACCCTGCGGACTGGCTGACCCTCCCCACTCCCAATACACTTCCCTATACTTGAAGTGTTCAGGGATTCCAAACTTCTTGGGGGTTTCGTTTGGTTCGATTGCATGGGCCACCACTAGCTCTCGAGTAAGCGAAGCTCCACCATCCCGGTAAAGGGATTGAACGCTGGGGGAGCAGTTGTCGTTGCCAAACTGCTCTACCACTTGAGAGACGGTCATTGTAAATTCGCGGTAGAAGATACAAGGGCGATACTTTCCGTCGACGTCGAGGTAGTATTCGCCAAAGCAGGGGTTGTAGCAATGGATGACGTTCTCAAAGTCTTCGTAGATAAGCACTACCGCGGTGCCGAATACTACGAGGTCAAAGTACATCACGGCGAGAGCGGTGTAGAAGTTAGACTCTTGAAAGATTAGCATCATTAGGCGTTCGCACTCGGCGAGCCAGAGGCTAATCGGCGAGGTTTGGGTTGAGTCTATCCGGCCGATCTTTAGGCGGAACCAAGGGCGGGTTGGCGAACTTATTCCTGACATAATACCAGAGGCCAGGTTCCGGGCAGCTAATGTACCTGTAGAATCCAGAATATGATTGTTAATCGGAGAACCGCGGCTCTGTTGGTTTGGGGTTATCAGCCATTTGTATCTCCTCGGCAGAATGTAGTCGGCAAGCTCGCGAGCGTGGGTCCACCAGGAATATCGATTGACGCGAAGGCCCAACAGCCGACCCTCGCATTGGCGCTTGAGGGCCAGCTGCGATGGCGTCATATCGGTTGTGCCGGCCCCCAGCTGAACCATCTACCTAACGACCTTCAGCTTGCGGTTATGGCCCCGAGCGGTAAGCTTGGCAGGCATCTTCTCAGCCGGGCCGGAAGGCATCGTCCGTTGTTGCTCATGGAGATCGGCAGCGGCCATAAGCAGATTAGCCGTCGAGGGAGATTGAGTCTGAGGCTGACTCAATAAGCCACCAGACTCTTGTGCCCCAGCGATTGATTCAGGGACCTTCATTCGTTTACCCGGCCATGAATAGTCAACTCATGAGTGGTAGAACATTTAGGGCAGACATGAATACTATTACCTGTATCTATGGCACAATCCGAACAAGCAAATATTGTTGTAGTTCCACAAATAGTGCATGGTAGATTATGAAATGGACATTTTAGAGAACCAATATGTGTACCGCCACAAGTGCTACAGTTTTCTATAATCATGTCGCGCCTCCAAGTAAGGTTTTGTTGCCAAGTTGGCCGGCTTGAGGGACTGAGCCTGTACCAAGAAAGCTCGGCTGCATCGACTTACGCTGAGGCTTCTTGCCTTGTGGAGATGCTCCAAACATCGGCGGTGGAGGGACAGCCTGAGGCAAGGCTGGGAGGGCTGGCGAGGCGGAGGGGCTATCATCCATTTAGGCGGCCTCCATTCGCTCGCGCGAGAAGGGATCGTACTCCGACTCGACGAGGAGCTTTCGGGGAAACTCGCTACCAGCCTCAGCATGGGATGCGAGGGCGTGGGCAAAGGTAAGTACGAAGGCGTCGATATCATCAAGCTCGAGATCGGGGTCGAGCTTAAGCATGTCCTCTTTGGAGATGAGTTGGATCTCGTCTCGTTTGTTGAGGATATAGCGGATGGCAGAGAATTGCTTTTTGAAGTCTGGGTCGGCGGGGATTGAGCCGGTCTTGAGCCAAGCGCGGGCTGCGCCGTACATCCCTGAGCGCTTGTTGGCATACTTCTCGCCGGCTGAACCGAAGACGGTGTGTGGGGTGTCGTCTTTGGCGCCGAACTGCACTTCGTAGCAGAACAAATGCTGATGGCGAACGTTATCGACTACGCCTCCACCAACTCCTCCGCCGTCGATCATTAGGCCGTCGGCGTGGTAGGCGAAATTCGCTTCGACTACTTTATCTGCAAGTTGGACAGTAGACAGCCCTTGGAATCTCTGCCGCGGAATGCTTGTCGCGTCACGACCTTTGCGGAAGTATAGTACGGATGAATTTTTCCCATATCTCGCCACATCGATTCCAATTGCCAGCGGATCGCTAGGCTGACTCTGTGCCTCTCGTAGCTGCGCCTCCACAATGTCTGTCTCAGAAAAGAATTCCATCTCGCCAACAGAGGGGAACATCCCGTAGACACGTATTCGAACGAAGTCGGAATCGGGACCATAAGCAGTAATCCATTTATTGATTTGGGCTTTATTCGTAAACGAGACCGTGCGAGAGTCGACCTGCTTGGTGGTCCAGAAGCTGGCAAATCGGCCATTGACGAAGCATTCTTTGAACCGACCCTGGTTGCGGGTTGGGTTGCCAAACACTGCCCAGATTATTTGGGTGTTGGCGTCGGTGAGAGCGCCTTCGGCTGTTTCCCAGATGATGTCGGGGATGGCGGAGGCTTCATCCATAATCAGCAGGATTCGTTTGTCTTTGTTGTGGAGGCCGGCGAATGCTTCGGTGTTTCGTTCGGACCAAGCCACCATGTCGATCCGCCAAGTGCGCTCGCGTTCAGGCTTGAAGATGGCGGTGGCAGTAAGGTTGAAGAGCTCTCGGCCGATGAACATGTGAAACCATTTGCCGAGCTCGGCCCAGGTCTTTGTCTTCAGCTGAGTCTCGGTATTGGCGGTGACGACTCCTTTAGTATCGGTCATGGTAGAGATGGCCCAGAGGATGAGCCAAGCAACGAGGCAAGATTTGCCCACACCGTGGCCTGAGGCGGTAGCCAGTTGGATCGCTTGGTCGACAGGAAGACCATCTCGCACCGCGAAGAGGATATCTTTCTGCCATTGCTCTGGGCCTAGGGCATCAGCCAAGCGAGTCTCGGCTACACCCCAAGGGAAGGCGCCCATTACGAAGGCGTAGGGGTCGTCGCTGACGCTGCCGAGCCACTCAGCGAGGTTCATTTATCAACCCCGAATGAAAGCCAGTGAATTGTTGCGGGCTACAAAACATCTGGTTGCCATAGATGATTGTGGCTACCATTCGTTGAGATAGCTCCTCTATCCATGCATTCTCTATATCAGTCGCAATCAAGGTCCGATTAACTATCTCAGTTGCGGTGAGGTTGGTAGGCAGTCTCAGTGCTGAGATCGGCATCAAGCTTGAGACTCGGACAATCGCCGGGGCAGCGAGGAACGAAGCGAATCCTGTGATAAAGCCTCGGCGATTCATGCTCGCCTCTTCAAAGGCAGCGGGGCAGCCGAAAGGGAGTTGGTTTCCTGCTGCCCCGCACCAATCCCCCGTGCCGAATCGGGGGCGGGATCAAGCGAAGGGGCGGAGATTGAGACTGGATCAGGCAAATGCTCGATGACTTTGGCTTTCTTCGATCTGTCGATCGCCGCGTCGAGCTGGGAGGCAAAGTCCATATTGACGTTGAGGGCAGCCTTCAGCTTGGGATAGCCAGTGCGATCAGCGCTATCCGAGTGGATGGCGACGAGTTGGTTCAAGGGAATATCCCCTACGTCAGCCTCGGCTAGAGTGTCGTTGATGAGCCGAGCAGACATGGTTCGATTATGAGCCACCGTCGAGAAGTATTCGTTGGTTTCGGTCTTCCACGCGTCATCGACATCGGCTCGGTAGCTGGCGACGAGGTCGGCAAAGGCCGGATCGGCTTTGAGGATTGAGATGCGGACTAGGCTGTAGCCGGTACGCTCGGCCACATCGCCACTGCGTAGCCCCATCGCCACGAGCCTCGCTACCATGTGGTGGGAGTCACGCAAGACTTTGACCGCAGGGGCTCGACCCCTCGGCGTCAGAAGATCGGCGGCGGTCAGCTCTCGCAGTGCGAGGATCGCCGGGGATTGGGCTGGTCGGCCTCGTCCGAGCACTCTTCTTGCTCCATAAATTTCAATTTTGGTAGGGTGACGCGCTGATTGACATCCCGAGTTCGTCGGAACATCTCTTCGGTCTCGCGCCAGCTTCTGTAGTATCTTTTATCCATACACTATTCCATTTTCACCTCTAAGTATAGCATAGGCAAACCATGAAAGTCAAGAATTATTTTCATAATCGCCCGCCCTCGCCACGTATGGGCCTTTCAAAAATCCCCCCAGCAAATTTTATAGGGTATGGGTGATTGGGTCCGCACAAAATTTGCTTAGGACCTCTGGCCGGCCGCGGAAGTCCGAGTTTTGGCCCCCACCCCCGGCTATCGCCAGGTAGCAATGCAGAAGGCGCAGGGCTGGTATGCGCGAGCGAGGGTTGACGTGGTTAGGCAATAGCGTATGCTGAAACAGTCGCTAACATAGGAGGGTTGGATGTATCGGAAGATTGGTGGGTTGCATTGGCTGCGGTTTGGTAGGCTTAGGCTTTGCTGGTGTTGGGCAAAGCAGCCGAGGCGAGAGTATGCCAGCATCAGGCGGCTGAGGGCGTTGTATGAGTGAGTATCTCGGCTTGTGGATAGTCGGGCTAGTGGCCTTGGCTATTCTGGCGAATAGCTTTGCCATCGGCTTGCACTAATATCCCTATAATGACTAATGGCCTACAGGCCAGGGGGGTCGGTATGTGTCGGAGAAAGAGTTTTCTCTCGTTGCTATCTGTTTCTCTAAAGTGTTTTTTTTTTGGACACAAACAGAGGCGGAAATTTCTCTTCTCCGACACATATGCCACCCCCTAGCGTGTAGGGTATTAGGGATATTAGAGGTAATAGGTCGAGCGAGGCAAAAGAGATTGGTAAGATAATGCTTGACAATCGCTGTCGAGTGTGATATACTATTGGCTTGATTGATTGGAGGTCAGCCGATGAAACAGCGAATAGACCCAGCGATGGTACTGCGTTCATTGCTGGAGCGTAAGGCTATGCAACAGGCGATTGCTGATAGTGCTGCTAAGGCTGCGACTGAGACAGTCGCAACGCCAAACGCAGAGTTATTTGTTGATGCTGTCCCACCCCTGACCGCCGCCGAGCTAGCTGCACGTGAGCCGAGACAGCCTAGGCGCAGGCGAGAGGCTAAGCCAAGACCTACATTGCCTACTGAGAGGCTTAGCGAGGTCACAGCCGAGCCTTTAGCCGAGCCGGCTGTAGGGGCGCTGGCGGGTGTCGTCGGCGGATTGGTTGTGCATTCTAATCGCAAGCGATGGTATTGTGGCTCAGAGCTTTACGGTCCGTGGTTGCCTGAGACAGTCTCAACTTACAAGCGGAGGCGATAATGCGAGTCAGTGAGATGACTGAGACTGTCTCCGAGTTTGTGGAAGAAGTGGCGAGGGTTATTGACAATGAGGTTTATGGGATTACTGTTGTGGTATTCAAGCGAAACAATCGGGTTTATTCTTATCAGCATGGGTTGGAGGATGGTGATCTGGCGATTGCGGCTAGGCTGCTTAATCAGTTTGAAGACGAGCTAAATATCGAACACTGAGATTGTTAAGGGCGTTAGCGCCAGCAATGGGCGCAGCCCCAATCTGGAACAAACCGCGAACGGGCTAAGGCTAGGCAAGAATCGTGCCAAGTAGATATGCAGAAATGCATGGCTGGTATGCAAACAAATCGATTGATTGTGCACCGCAATATGTGGTCTACTTCGTAGGCCAAGCGAGGGATTAGGTATTGTGTACCCTCGCTTGGCGGGCTGTTTGACAAGTGAATAGGGATTGCGCAGGCTTGGCGTGCCAAACACGCGAGGTCGACAATGAACCGATACCGCAGGCGCAGGCTGAAACGGCCTAGAGCCTTCACCGGCCAATACATTCTAAATGATGGGAAAGTCTTCCCCGCTTTCGGCAGTAGGGCTTGGTATTGCCATCCGACTAAGGGCTGGCGAAGCTTCAAGCCAGAGGCTGTCTCGGACTCTGAAACAGTCTCAGAGTTCGTGAAGCTTGCTGATAAGGCTTTCTCACAAGCTTCAAAATACTATTGAGACAGCCTACCATCGCTTGCTGAGACTGTCTCAGTGGACGAAGCCCCAATCAATCAGGCTATCATCACGGCTAACCCCTCATGTGAGGTCCAAAATGCTAAGGTGTCAAACTTGCCAGCAACTTGCTGAATGCGAATGGGAGTGGACTACTTCTATTGGGATATCTAAAATGCTGTTATGCAACAACTGCGCGACAGTATTATGGAATAAGGGAGGAATTGGAATGGCTTTTCCATTCAAAAACTTCCTGGCAAGTCAAACAATACGTATACGTGAGGTGTAGACGAGTATTGAAATTCTACAATTGAGTTTATATCCCCCGCACCACTCGAAAGAGTTAGAAGGATAGCCAATGGCAGGCGGGAAATTACCATTGGACATCTGACAGGAGTGAGAAGCCTGTTCGGCCCGTACCCGGAGTCGTTAGCTAGAGGCAAATAGGGTGACAGGGCGGAAAGACGCCTATTCTATCTCCCCGCACGCCAACCCCGTGCAATCCCGCACAAGCCGGCGAAAGCAATGGGCGCTATCACAGTCGTGGTTTAAGCCTAGGATTTCGCCGGCCCTTTAACCTAATTGGAGCATTCGAATGCCCGAAGTCAATATCCCAGTCACCAAAGGCAAAGCCACGGTTGCAATCGACACGGACCTCATTCCACAGCACGTTTACCAAGCCGCGCTTGTGCTTGGGCTCAAAGAGATGGTCAATCGAGGAATGTCGAAGATCACCGTTGCCAAACTTGAAGGTGACGACCTCGCCAAGGCTCAAGCCGCGGCGATGGCGAAGGCTGAAGAGAATGTTGCAGCTATCAACGCTGGAACGATCAAGCTTGCTAGCGTGAAGGCCGCCAAGGGCACTTCCGGCGCGGTTATGACCGAGGCCAAGCGTCTTGCCCGCAACGTCATCAAGGACGAGATGAAGCGGCGTGGGGTCAGGGTCTCTTACGTCGATGCCAAGGATATCACTACCGCGGCAGTAGCCTACCTCGAAACCGACGATGGCAAAGTCTTGCTCGATGCGGCTAAGGCCAACGTCGAAGCTCGCTCTACCGCTGTGACTGCTGGCGTCAAGGTCGACGTCACTACGATCCCTATCAACGCGAAAAAGAAGGCTGATGCCGAAGCTAAGTTGGCTAAGGAAAAGGCTGATAAGCTCGTGGCCAAGGGTGTTGTTGCTGGAATTGGCAAGAAGTCTAAGCCCCAAGCGACTGCCCATCACTGAGACTGTCTACCATCTCTAATCCCTAACCCGTAGGAACGGAACCACGACTATGGAAAACTCCAACATTAGTCCCGTCACGGAGAGCGACATGCGCGAATACTTCGATCGTATCGCAACTTCGTTCGTTGGCCTTTCAGCCCAAGCCCGAGAGCTTGTGGCGGTGCGTGAGACGGTCAATAATCTTAGCAATAGAATTGATCAGCTTGTTGCTGAGACTTCCAAGCTCAAAGGCGATGTGAATGAGGCTTACGAGCTTATGCGGATGGTTGAGCGTGAGCGAGACGATGCGAAGGCCCAGCTAGAGCGATCACAGAGTGTGGTTGCGGGCCAGCAGGGCACAATCGATGCCCAAGCCTCTCAGATTGAAAGCCTGCGCCAGCAACTCCAGCTCGCCATCGCCGAGCGAGATGGCGAGCGTGAGACTGTCTCGAACCTCACAGCTTCGCTTGATCGTGAGAGGTCGTCGGTGGCATCTATTGGAGACGAACTAAGCCGAACCAAAGACAATCGAAACTATTGGCGAGACCAAGCCGACCTAGTGAATAACCAGTTGGACGCAACCGGTAAGCAGCTAGCTGAGGCCAGTGCTAAGCTTGAGAAGATTCGCTCAGACCTCGCCTAACATCAACCGGGGATGGGCCATAAACCCATCCCCTTTCCTTTTGGAGCCATGCCGATGAATAATGAAAAACCTAAGCGTTGCATCCAAGCCGCCGACAGAATTACGCAAATGCTAGGTGCGGAATTCGACGATCTCACACCACCCGATGTACACTTTGTTCTAAGTCTACTCTGCAAGACTTACCTAGATATGTTCGAAATAGCTGTAGCTAAGAGAAAGCTCTAACTAATCTAGCCCCTTGGCTTCGGCCTTGGGGCTATTTCTTTGCCCGAATTTCAAAATGATACCTAGATAATAGGAATAAAGTCTTGACTTTTCCGCCAAAATGTGATATACTACTTGGTATAATAGATTGAAAGGGTAAGCCATGAGCCGAGCACAACTCCTGCGTTCCGCCGAAGCCTTAGGCTATCACCGCATCTGTGGTGAATGCGAAGGGGCGGGCATTATAAGGGTTACGCAAAATGATCTGGATTTAGATTGCATTACCTGCCCCGCCTGCAACGGCATCGGCCGGGTTAAGCCTGAGGTTGTCGAGCAGAAGGTGGATTAGCCATGACCATTAATAAAATCCTATCAACCGAATTCTCGGAGACCTTCGTTCAGGGTATGCGGGATAGAATGGTTGTCAGCTACTACAAATACGGTCCAATTGTCAAGGGCTTCCCAGCAAAGGTTAGTGCTATCACGTCACTTACAGACCGCCTCCGCGAGTATGCTAAGACAGGCAATACAGAATTTCTGATCGATGCAGCCAACTTCGCTATGATTGAATTTATACTGCCTGCACATCCGAATGCTTTCTTCGCCGGAACAGATAGTGATCAATCGCCGGGTAGGCGTGCAGCAAAAACCGGAACAATAGATAAACGAAATAACGATGCTATAGGAACCAATCCAAATAGTAGAACCGCACAATTCAGAGACAAGCCATGACCCCCAAATGGGCCGCCCTCGCCTGGGTCGTAGACGACTATCTCTACTTAGAGCTCCCTGGACCAGTCGGCATTCGCAGCCACACAATCCGCGTCCCTGCCACGGCTGAAGGCTTTGGCCGCGCCTTAATCTTGCTAAAGCAACGCACCTTCGACTCCAAGCTCGGCTCGGCCGGCGATCCTACTCAGCACCAAATCGATAAGGCTAAGACAGTCTCAAACTACCATAACGTTCCGATTAAACGGGTTGGGGCTATTTCACCTTCAATGCGAAGCACCGCCCGCGAAGTCCTTCGAAGATTGGGGATGATCTAATGACTCAGCATGAACTTAATCTAACTATCCTAGAAATCCTAGGCTCCTTAGCTAAAGAGGTTGACCGTTTATACAGTGGTGAGATAATCGCTTACGATACAACAGCAATTAGACACAAGATTGAACAGTTAATCCACTACAACCTGCCGGTGAATTCATGACCGACCAACCACCCATCTCCCAAATCCTCGCCTCTCTAACCGCCGCTGAAGACACCGACGCCTCTTTCATAATCGCCGCTGCTATCAACCTATACATCGAAGCGCGCAGACGGATGGAAGGCCGAGTCCTTCTTTCCTCAACCGACATCAAACCCCTCTTCGACCTCTGCTCTAGCCTACTTGCAACCACCGCCAAGCCCGACCTCCCTCGCTCGCGCAAACTTACTGAGGAGGAGTCGGCTGGGGTATTAGAGGCGGTTGAGAGTAAGATTGGGAGGAGAGTATGAGGCGAGCTTGTATGGTAGTAGGCCCCATTATGTGGCTAACATTTCCAGTTTGGTTCTATTATTGGTTAACGTCAGGCTGTCATGTACTGATTTATATCTATGCTGTAATGTCCTTCATGATTATTATGATATTGTCATCGGTATATGCTTTGGTGGGATGGGAAAAATGAGCCAGCCATTTCTCATCCTCCACCGCGTGCGAGGCGCCCCCGCCTTCGACATTGCCGAGAAAATCGGCGAAGACAGCCAAGGGGATATCTGGATTATCCCAACAAGTGGGCATAGGGCATATCCATTTTGGATGAAGATGCTAGATGAATTGTTAATGGAATCATTTAATTCCAATATAGAGCCAGTCGTACCTGAAGATTGGCCTGACCATTATTCCTGCAACGCCCCCAGCGAAACCGCCAAGATCGCCCGAAAAGGCCTCTTTGGAGGGCAAAGGCTCCTCGCCAGCTTAGGGTTAGCGAAGAAGATCAATCGGAGGTTCTGATGTCCTTTAATAGAGATGACTATTCCCGTTTGATTGCAAGAGCCAGAGAACTTCATCGTATTGGATATAAAGGTAACAGAATTAGTTGGCCGGAGGATTCTGGCCGTGTATGTGCTATAGCCCGAGAAATATTCAAAATGGTTGAAAATACTTTAGGTCAACAATACCCTATGGAAGATAGCGAGAAGATGCCATGAACGTCCCCACCCAATCCGAAGTCTACTCCCAACTCATCGAGCATCTCGTCAAAGCTCAAGAATCCGCCGCGATGATGGGGCACCTTCTCAACATGCAAGACAACGACTCTGACCACCTCCTCGCCACGGGATGGATTGGAATTTCAGAGTTGATGAAAAGAATGCAGCATCAAGTAGTGAAGCTAGCTACCAAAGGTTTGATGCAATGAAAAACCCATACTACGACAACAATCCATACTTTCACCTCCCGAACATGCCGACTGAGTGGCAGGCTTTGATCGAACCTGCTAAAGATGCCTATTGGGAGGCGCGCCGAGACAATAGGTCTGAGACTGATGCATTGCTCGCCGGGCTCAATGAATATGCTAAGCGGTATGAGGAGCATCACTAATGAACACCTCCATCTTCCTCATCGTCGTCTGGTTCGTCGGCCCCTACGTCCAAATCAAAATCGAACCAATGCCAAGTATGCGAGCCTGCACGAGCATCGGCGAATGGCTGCAAGGGGCGAGCAAAGACGTAGCCTTCACCTGTATAGAGGATTCACTATAATGTTGGACAAGACTGAGCTCTCTCCAACCGATGAGCAGCAAGATATCATCAACCTAATCGAGACAACCAATGACAACCTACTCGTCAATGCTCTCGCAGGAACAGGCAAAACGACAACTCTTGACATGGTACAAGCTGCATCGCCACAGCAACCCGTCTTATGCCTCGCGTTCAATAAGAGAATTGCTGATGAAATGTCCAAACGATTCCCTTCCACCACTACTGTTAGGACTTTCAATAGCCTCGGCCATAGGATTTGGGCCTCGGCAGTCGGCAAAATCTCGCTCGATCCGAAGAAGACGCAAGCGCATCTCAAAGAGGCTATCGCCAGCCTTAAAGGAGATGATCGCCGTGCAGCCTCCGACGCGTGGTTCGATATCGTTTCGGCAATATCGCTGGCGAAGGCTCTCGGCTATGTACCCGATGGCAAGTTCCCCTCTGCAAAACGTCTTCTAGATCGGAGCCAATTCCATGCCTCACTCGAAGAGAAACCATCGCCGCTCATCGCCGACCTCATTGACTCTCTCCTCTTCTCTTCAATCCAAGCATCTTACAAAGGGCTCATTGATTATAACGATCAGATTTTTATGCCCTCATTGTTCGGAGGTACATTTCCTCGATTTCCCCATGTCCTCGTCGACGAAGCGCAAGACCTCAACCCCACGAATCATGCAATGCTCGACAAGCTCGTTAAAGGTAGGCTCTGTGCAGTCGGTGATCCTTTCCAAAGCATCTATGGTTTTCGTGGAGCTTTACAACAAGGAATGCAAAGCATCAAAGCCAAGTTCAACTGCAAAGAGCGCGACCTTAGCATCACGTTTAGATGCCCTCGAGTTATCGTCGAAGCGGCGCACTGGCGAGTACCTAGCTATAAATGGATGAAGGAAGGAGGGCATTATGAAGTGCTTAACCTGCTTAGTCCTAAGGACATTGTTGATTCTAGTGCCATTATCTGTAGGAATAATGCTCCTCTATTTCGAATTGCCTTTAACCTTCTTAGTGTTGGGCGTAGCGTTAGCGTTGCTGGGTCTGATATTGGCCCCAGATTGATTAGAATCATGCAAAAGCTCGGCGATGGTCACATCAAACAATCAGACCTCCTCATAATGATTGAGAACTGGCGAGATGCCAAGCTCGAAACCTCCCAATCTCCCAAAACCATCTACGATATGGCAGAGTGCATGAAGGTCTTTGCCAGCTTTGGCTCGACGCTAGACCAAGCTGTGGGCTATGCAGAGCACCTCTTTGCTCAACAAGGAACAATCAAACTCCTCACCGGACACAAAGCCAAGGGCCTAGAATGGGATACCGTCTACCATCTCGACCCATGGCTCATCGGCGACGGGGAACAGGAGAAAAATCTTCGATACGTCATTACCACCAGAGCTAAGGAGGCGCTGTATGAGATCAACAGCGATCAGATGAAATGGCAACACTAGCCGTGACTATACCGATTAAATGCGCTATTTGTGGGAGATTTATTTCCAATAGGCAACTAGAGGTTGGCACAGCCAAATTCTTCTACCAACCTGATTCTGAATTTAGCCGCGAGATATCCGAATGGACATGTACAATCTGTACGGAGAAAGAGGCTGGAAATGGCAATAAGTAGTTCCCGCATCTCCTACTCTGACTGCTACGAGCATTGGGACGCTGCAGTCGCTGATTCAATCGGCCTACGCATCCGTTTCACCAACGAGCCCGATGCTTGGCGAGAGAATCTTCGCTTGAACAAAGCTCGCCGGATCGACCGAGATGACAACAAGAAAATCTACCCCGTCGAGCATCCAATGCACGCGCAGAGTATCTACGATCAATTCTCCATCCGCAAACGGCAAGAGGGTGAGGCTTGGTTTCTCTACATCACCCGAAAGAAATCCACTGACTATAAATCCGAACCACTATCCCAACTGGAGCAGGCAAATGGCGTCGAGCAAAGCCTTAACAGCGATAGTCGAGAACTTGAAGTCCAAAGCCAAGCCCTCTCCACCTTTAAGCGGAGGTTCTAAGCGTGGCCCACGTCCTTCTCGAGTATTGGCAAAAAGCACTCACCCTGGAAACGGGACTCGCCATTGAGACGGATGACCGGGTGTTGCTTCGGCAGCAGCTTTATCGGGCGAGAGGCGAAGCCGCAGACCCCGAGCTAGAGCAACTAGTGATTATCTTTCCTATGGCCGAGAATAAGCTTTGGATTGTGAGGAAGGACGCCGATGAGAATGGCAGGGGATAAGCTTCGCAAAGTGACCCTCAATCTGTATGATGCCGATGTAGAATGGCTCCAAAAGTACTATGGGCATGGGTATTCTGAGGCTATTCGCCATTACATCCATCGAGAGGTAAACCACTTGAAACAATTAAAGAAGGAAAGAGAATATGGCCAATGAGATAGATAGGCTTATGGATTTAGACCCTCTCGAACTCTCCGCTCAGGACCTCGACGATATTATCGCCTACCAGCGTAAAGCCCGAGCCTCCTTCGAAGCCGGGGTTAAGCCGAAGAAAGGGTTAGGCGAGAAAATCTCAGCTGATGACCTTCTATCTAAGCTAGGGATGGGGAAGCCGAAACCGCCAGATGGATTTAAGAGGAGGTTTTGATGCCAACAGATCGACAAATAAAGGCGGCTGCAATAGAGGCAACCATCTTTATGATTGGTTATTATCCACAGGACTATAAGAAATTTCAAGCAATGGCCCGAGCAATGCTTAACGTTGCCGAAAGCGAGGTCGAGATAGAACGAGCGCTTAAGCAATTGGGAGACTCAGAATGAGTATTGCCGAAGACCTCGTTCGCGGTCCAACCCTCTCCCCCTTCCTCCCCAACACCAATATCCAGTACGCTTGGGACAGCACCTCGCTTGGGTGGATGAAAACCTGCCCGAGACTTTATTACTATCAGATGATAGAAGGATGGTCAAGCGATGTCGAATCAGTCCATCTCCGATTTGGAATTGAATATCATCAAGCATTGCAAGAATATGATATCTGCCGTGCAAGCGGAATTCCCCACAATGATGCTGTGCACGATACACTGCGGGCACTACTCGAACGTACCGTTGAATGGCAACCCGACCACAAGTACAAAAATCGAAATAACCTTGTGCGAACCGTCCTCTGGTATCTTGACAGATTTGAGAATGACCCAGCAAGCACCCTTATCCTTAAAGACGGAAAGCCCGCCGTCGAGGTGAGCTTTAGGTTTGAGTTGGGGTGGGGGCCAAAGAGTCAAGAGATATCATATGCAACTTTGGTAGCTAATGGCAATACCCCAAGTGTCGATGATTTACCTCAGCCCTACCTACTTAGCGGCCACCTCGACCGTATCGTCAACTTCCAAGACGAACTCTTCGTCATGGATCGAAAAACCACCACCTCGACCCCCGGCGACTACTACTTCAATCAATTCGAACCCAATAACCAAATGACTCTCTACACCCTCGCCGGGAAGGTAGTCCTCGACTCGCCCATCCGAGGGGTAATAATCGATGCAGCCCAAGTTGCCATCGACTTCTCTCGCTTCACCCGTGGCATCACCTACCGCACTCAAGACAATCTCGAAGAGTGGCTCAAAGACCTCCGCTTCTGGTTCGCCAAGGCCGAGGACTATGCGACCGAAGGGTATTGGCCGATGAACGATACCGCCTGTGATAAGTTCGGTGGGTGTAGGTTCCGCGAGGTCTGCTCTAAATCGCCGAGTGTGAGGAAGCAGTTTCTTAAGTCAGGGTTTACTCAACAATCGCCGGAGGAAAGATGGAATCCACTCAAATCGAGGTAATGGTTTATAAGATTAAAGGCGATATAGTTGCGGTTGAACAGATAATTGGTAAGAAATGGCTGTCAGGAGTAGGTAAAGATGCCAAGTTTTATGATGTTACAGAAGGTTGGCGAGTTCGTTTTAGCGTATTTGGTGGAGCATTCGCTATCATGTTTGATGAAGAGCCATCAATAAGACCTGGGCCTATAACTCTAACAATCGAATCCAGAAATGGATAAGTCAGTTCGAATAGTAATGGTTTTGGGCAAATATCGCGTCACTGAGCGAACCCAGTACCATATGAAGCTCGCCCTCGGCGGCTCAACAACCATGACCGTCTCGGTCGAAGACTACATGGATGTGAAGGCCGGAGATATCTTAACTCTTTATACAGAGGTTCTTTATGCCAAGCCTGTCGCAGCACCAGAGTAACGAGTACACCAAGCTATTAATAGAGGGCGACAGCGGATCGGGTAAGACTGGAGCTCTAGCCACTCTAGTTCGCGCTGGCTACAAGCTCCGCATCCTCGACTACGACAATGGCCTCGAACCCTTGAAACAATTTGTCCTTCGCGACAGCCCGGAGATGGTGGAAAATGTCGAATTCCGAACCCTCAGAGACAAACTCAAATCCTCTCCCCTAGGACCCGTTATTGACGGAAATCCAAAAGCATTTATCGACGGCCTTAAAATGCTTGATCGATGGAAATACAGCCTCGACGGAAATGATGTTGACCTTGGAGTTCCTTCGGAGTGGGGACCCGACACCATTCTCGTACTTGATACCCTTACTTTCTTTTCCGATGCTGCGTTTGCATTCAGAGAGCCCCTCGCTCCCAAGTCGAGAGATGGTAAATATGATATGCGGGCCGTTTACAAAGACGCACAAGATGCAGTTGAAAGCGTTCTCGCTCTCCTTACCTCAGAGTCGTTCAGAACTAACGTCATTGTCAACTCTCATGTGAGGTATATGGATAACCCTGACGGAACCAAGAAAGGTTACCCGACTTCAGTAGGATCGGCGTTAGGGCCAACGATCCCTCGTTACTTCAATTCCGTGGCCCTCTGTCAAACCAGCCCAGGAGGTAAGCGCACAATCCAAACCCAAGCGACAGCGATGCTAGACTTGAAGAACCCAAAGCCGTTTGCCATGGCCCCAAGCTTTCCAATCGAAACCGGCTTGGCGGACTTCTTTGCGGTTCTCCGTGACCCACCCAAACTCGCTAACAAACCCAAACTCATTCGAAAGGTCTAACAAATGAATACACCCAATTTCGGCGCAATCCTCGATAAAGCTCCAACCGAAGTCAATCGGCCAAAACCCCTCCCAATCGGCAGCTATACCATGCTGATTAAGGGCCTGCCAAAGTTTGATAAATCAACCAAGAAGCAGACAGAGTACGTGGAATGGACTTTGCAGTTCCTCGCACCCGGCGATGATGTCGATGTTGAAGAGCTTCAAGCCGGACTGACCAAGCCCTCTGGCGAGGTCACTTCGCTTAGCGATCGCACTATCCGTGCCACCTACTACATTACGGAAGACGCTCTTTGGCGGCTTAAGGAATTCCTTCGCCATTGTGGGTTCGATGTTGACTCCGATGACATGTCTATCCGCCAAATGATCGCCGAGACTCCTGGTCGCCAAGTCGGCATCCATCTCAAGCACGTGCCGAGCGAAGACGGACAGAGCATGTTCGCCAACATCGATAAGACCTTCTCGATCGAATAAGAACGCCCAACTTGGGAGGAGAGTGGCCCTCTCCTCCTCTTTTTGTCTGGGGGAAATATGAACATCGCCTGCATTGGTGAAGCCTGGGGAGAGCAAGAGGAGAGAGAACGTGTACCATTTGTTGGCCCGAGCGGTTATGAACTCACTCGAATGCTTAGCGAGGCTGGCATCAACCGCGCTGATTGTTACTGTACCAACGTTCTTAATCTCAGGCCACCAAACAATAAGCTCGAAGCCCTCTGTGGAACCAAAGCCGAAGGCATTCGAGGCTACCCCCCACTCCTCAAAGGCAAATATCTGCGATCTGAGTTCGCTGGAGAACTCAATCGTCTCGGGGATGAACTCATCTCAATCAACCCTAATCTCCTGGTTGCCCTCGGCAATACAGCCCTTTGGGCTCTTACAGGCAAGTCCTTTATATCGAAACTGCGTGGAACCACTACCATCTCAACCCTCACCGTGGACGGTTTTAAGGTTCTACCGACATACCATCCAGCGGCAGTCCTTCGACAGTGGGAGCTTCGCCCGACCACCGTTATCGATTTGATGAAAGCTAGACGAGAAAGCGAGTTCCCAGAGATTCGCCGGCCGAAACGAACCATATGGATTCAACCAACCTTGGAGGACCTCAATGACTTCAAACTACAATATATCGACAGATGTAACATCCTTAGTGTCGATATTGAGACCGCTGGTAATCAAATTACGTGTATTGGATTTGCTCCCTCCAGAAGAATCGCACTCGTTATACCATTCGTTGACCCCAGAAGAATGGGACGATCTTACTGGCCTACTGCACTCATTGAGCAAAGCGTCTGGGGATTTATACGCAACGTTCTATCGAGTAAAATACCAAAACTTTTCCAAAACGGCCTCTACGACATCGCCTTCCTTTGGCGAGCCCAAGGAATAAAGGTCTTCGGCGCGGAGGAGGATACGATGCTTTTGCACCATGCGCTACAGCCAGAGAGTTTGAAGGGATTGGGCTTTCTTGGCTCAATATATTGTGACGAGGCGAACTGGAAACAAATGCGTGAGCGAGTGACAACCATAAAGCGCGATGAGTAGCAATGAAAATCATTCAAACCGATAAAATGAAGCCCGAAGACCTTAAACCAATAGAAAGGGAATGGGCGTACAATGGCCTCGACTGCTGCATCACCGCCGAAGTCCTTGATGTCCTGCTCCCACAACTGGACAACCATACGGCTGCGACGTACGCATTCTCACGTAGTCTACAAGCGCCTGTGCTTGAAATGCGCCTACGTGGCGTTCTGGTGGATCAAGCGAGAAAGGCGGAAGTCATTGAGGAATACCACGATCAACTGGACCGACTTGAAAGACAGCTCGAAAGGATCGTCGGGGAAGGATGCGATGTCTGGGACTTCAACTGGCGAAGCAATCGAGACCTCCAAAAGGTCTTCTATGAAGTCCTGAAGATACCACCGATTAAGAAGATGGGCCGAGTCACCGTCAACCGCGATGCATTAGAGAAGATGGAGGCCTATACCGTCGCTAGGCCAATCGTCTCTCATATGAAGGCGATGAGGGATATTGGAAAGAAGATATCGGTACTTAAAACCGATATCGATAAAGATGGGAGGATGCGAACTTCATACAACATAGCAGGTACAACCACAGGAAGGTTCTCCTCCTCGCTGAGCGAGTTTGGTACGGGAGGCAATCTTCAAAATGTTGAAGACCTCCTCCGCAGCATCTTCATAGCCGATCCTGGGATGAAAATGGGATATTTTGATGCAGAACAAGGAGAGAGTCGTGTCGTCGGAGCAATCGAATGGAACCTCTTCGGAGATGCAAAGTACCTTGACGCATGTGAGTCCGGTGACTTGCACACTAACGTTGCTAAACTTTGTTGGTCCAAGTTATCCTGGACCGGAGACCCTAAAATTGATAAGGAATTGGCTGAGCAGCCTTACTATCGACATTACTCTCGACGCTTTATGTGTAAAAAGATCGGACATGGAACTAACTATGGAGGTAAAGCACGGACGCTTTCAAATCAAGCTAAAGTCGACATAAGTATGATTGAAGAGTTCCAACCCAAATATTTTATAGCCTTCCCCGCCCATCTTCGCTGGCATGCTCATGTCGAGCAGACCTTAAAAGGAACTGGCCAACTTATCTCTCTCACCGGTCGGCGGCGGCATTTCTTCGGCCGCCGCGATAGTGCAGAAACTCTAAGAGAGGCAATTGCTTATGATCCACAAGGTTCCCTTGCAGATATCGTTAACACTGGAATGCTCTGCGTCTGGTGCCATCGAGATTGTGAGTTGCTCATGCAAAACCATGATGCCATCGTCGTTCAATATCCAGAAGATAGAGAAGACGACATTGTCCCCAAAATACTTGCACAGCTTGCTCAGCCTATTCAACTCAATAATGATAGACAGTTTATAATCCCATACGGCGCTAAGACCGGCTGGAACTTTGGCGAATATAAATCAGGGTCGAACGAAGATGGGCTTAAAAACTATTTCCCCGGCGACAAACGGACACGCACGCCGCAAGTGTCAATCTTGGATCGACGCCTTCGTAGAGCATACGTCTAATCTTGAATCGCCAGTAATCTATCGTAAGTGGGCCGCTATCTCTGTTATGGCTGCGGTCCTCGAGCAGAAGGTTTGGGTGACTACAAGCTCGCCACTCTACCCCAACCTCTACACCTTCTTAGTGGGCCACCCAGGCTTAGGAAAGTCTCGAGCGATTAAATCGGTGATGGGCTTCGCCCGAGAAGTCCCAGACATCCACATAGGCCCGACCTCTCTAACGATGGCCTCCCTCGTCGACCTCTTAGCCGAGAGCAAGCGACAGATAATCCAACTCCCTAATCCAATGATCGAATACAACACCCTCTACATCGCCCCTGACGAACTCTCAGCCTTCATGCAGGAATACAAAGGGAACGAACTTATCCCAGGCCTAACCACCTTCTACGATACCGACTCGCCATACGGACAACATCGACGAACGACCGGGCTAAAGCTAAAAATCGACCGACCCCAACTAAACATCCTCACTGGCACTACCCCAGCAAATATAATGAAGTTCATTCCGGAGTCGGCTTGGGAAGACGGATTCACTTCTCGAATCATTTTCATCTACGCAGACTCTCAACCAAAGATAGATGTCTTCAAGGCTAAAGTAAGAGAGATGCCAAAGGATATGCTCGACGATCTAAAGCTGATCAATTCTATAGTGGGCCAAATCGGCTGGGATGAAGCCTACGCCGAGCAGATGCAGGGATGGAAGAGTCTAGGCTACCCACCAGTCCCCAACCACCCAAAGCTAACCCACTACTGCACTCGGCGCTTTGCTCATATGATTAAGCTATCGATGGTCGCCTGTATAGACCGCGGCGAGGCCATCCTCTCAATGTCTAAAGGTGATTTCGATCGAGCCTATAATTGGTTATGTGAAGCTGAGAAAGAGATGGGCAAAATCTTTACTGCCGTCTCAGGCTCGGCGGATAGCAAAGCGATGGATGAGATTGCATTCTTCGTTCGACAGTATCCGAATGGGGTTAGTGAGCATCAGCTGGTAGGATTTGCCAGAACGAGAGTGACTTACGCGAACAGCATTCAGAAAATCTTAGAAGTGATGCAACAATCTGGGATGATTAAATGTGTGGCTCTCGATCCTCGAACCAAGCTTCGGGTCTTTACTTCAAATTCGATGTAATGATTTTCCTTTGGTTTGTAAAGCAAGCTCAATCCTCATAATAGCAAGGTCTTGTGCAGCAAATCTAGTCAAATCTAACTGTTCGTGGTCGTTGATCTTGGCTATGAGTAGCTTCTCCATCAAATCCATTCTTGTATAAACATTATTAAATCTTGAAGCTAACCACCACGCAAGCATTGCTGCCCCTGTCAGCGCGCCGGCAAATGCAGAGACCCCACCGATTACGATGCCGATGATGTCTTTTTCCATTCCCATTCCAAGAAAGTGGGCGCATTTGCGCGCCCTAGTTCAGGGGTAGTTAGAACATCGCCTGTACACCAAGACGAATAAGATTCTCAGTCTTACCCGTTGAGATAACACCAATCCCAGTCTGAACCGCAGCCGATTGGCCATAGTTTAGATAGTGGTACTCAAGCTTGAGATTCCAACCAGCAGCGATGATAAACTGCGCCCCTGCTCCTGTATCCCAAGCCGTTCCCCAAGACCTTTCGGCTGAGCCCACAAGTACGTATGGAGCCAAGAGTGCACTAGCCAAGCTAGAAGGAACCCCTACTGCTTGTCCGCCTTGAGATGGGGTAGGCTGAGCCAGCGAGATGATGTTTGATAACGCACCACCAAGCTTTACAGTTTGGTTGCAGAAGTATCGCTGAGTCGCTGCTAGAGTGGTAATTGTGGAGGCATCGTAGGAACAACCTACTTCAAAAGCGGCGAAGTAAGTTCCATTCCAAAGCTGATAGCCCCCACTAACTCCAACCATGCCACCGCCGGCAAAGACTGAACCACCCAGCCCTTGACCAATGATGTCTGCGTTGGAGCCAATCCCAGTCAAGTCTACTCCAACATACCAGCCAGAGCAGGAGGTTACAGTACAGGTGATGGTAGGAAGGAAGGACTTGGCCTTTACAGGCAAGTCCGCAGCGAAGGCTGGCGTAGCAAGAGTGCTAGCCAGTAGTGCGAGATAGAGCTTTCTCATGTTTATCCCCTACGTTGAAAAAGCCTAGCTCATGGAGTTTCCTTATACACTTGTATTTTTGTAACAATCCTTTTTATTATTGGGACAAGGTCTGGCTCAGTTTTGGCCAGTGCGTCCAATAACGGACCTCCTTTGGATAGAAGCTGTTGGAGGTCTGGAGCTAATTGGATAATGAGAGGAAGGTATTTGATGTAGTCTAAAGGGTTCATTTAAGAGCCTCTGGCGAGACCTTATCAACAACTGCCTTCTCAGCTACGGTCTTGATCTCGTTAGTGGTGGTCTTCTTCTCTCTCAAGATAAGACCAATTAGCCCACCAAGGCCCATGCCGATGCCAGCGATGTAGGTCCAATACTCTGGTGCGAGATTGAATCCGACGGCAGTTACCATCGATCCAAGCGAGACCCAGGTCGAGGGCTCACTTGCACGTGCCGCCAGCCAGCTAAGAAAAGCGCTAGTTGCTTGGTCCATTATTAGTCCTCTCTCACAAAAATAATAGTTTTATCTAGCTTTGCTAGTGTTGACAACAACGCAGCACAGCCTGGTTGAGGGTCTACAAGCGAGTAGTTGTAGTGGCCATCATAGTCGTACTTTCCTCTAGCATATTGACTAGTAAAAGACCAGATATATGGCGAAGGAACTCCCCGATTGTTATACCCAGCTCCATTCAGAACTTCGCAGTAATAGAGTATCTTTTCCAATCGCCAATCGAGCACGCGATCAAGGCCGTCAATCTTCACCGCATCGATACAGCCGGCATTAAAGGTTGGAAATGGCCCTCTACCCCTTGGCTCGATTGTAGTACGGTGGCGAATAGACTGCCCATTACCCAAGTATGCTTCCAGCAAAGGCACGCTGAGATCGCGCTCTCGCCAAAGAATAATAGCAATCATATACCAAGGAATGGCACTAAACCTTGTTTGATTTTGTACATCCCAAATAGCTGCCGAAGCCGATTGAAACGAAGACTTCTCAGCAAGCAACGTTGATGCAGCATGGTCAAGCTCGTGCTGATGGCTTGGGCCGATAACCATTGCATTCCAGTGCGCTGCGTATTCATGCCATTTTGTTTCATATCTCATTCGCCTCTCCTCCTTCTAGCCGTACCTCTCGTAATCCCCCCTAACACCGTATCTGGCCCGCCAGGAACTATATGATCTTGAGCCCACATCCAATTTCTTGGATGTTCTTGTCCATGCATCCAACGATAGATATACTCAGCCGATTTACCCTCTTGAGCATTGGCCAATCCAGTCAACGCTCCAGTTAGAACGAATGCATTCTTAATCGCTCGCCCAGCCTGATCCGGCGACATATGCCCACCTCGACCGAGGTCTTTCCCAACATCCGAGATAGACTTAAAGAATGAACCGATAAGCCCTGCTTGGGGGTCTCTTACGTTAATGAATCCATTAACAAAGTCTCTAACTCCAATAAGAGAAGAACTAAAGCCTAAGACCATCGTCTTCGCCGCCTTCTTCCCCCAACTCTCCTTCTCAGAATTGGTATAAGGCGTCACAGCCTCTTCAATTACAGCCGGGATAACTGCATAAGCAATAAAATGGGATACAAGCTTTGGTATCTCGCTTATTGCTCCTTGTAAATCGCCACCAGTCCCAAGCTTGTACGCTTCTTTAGCCTTCCACGCCAACTCATAATGCTTCTGTAACATATGGCTAAAGAAGCCATAAAGAGCTGTCATAGTCTGCCCTAGACCATTACTCCGCATGATCGCCGGGCGGTTGACGATGATGCTTGAACCATGCGCCTGCCTCACTGCTCGACTAGCTTCGAACAAAGCCTGCCCTCTATCAACCCCCTCCTTCATTGATTTCTCAAACTGCGCCAAGCCAGTGGGGATAGCTGACATCAAATCGAAAAAGGCAATTGGCGAAGTTCCTATTTGAAGAGATTTCTCTCGCAATCCCAACTTACCCAAGCTTTGCTCATGCTGGCCGTGAAGTGTATCTGACCAATTTCTATTCCTTCGCTGGAGCTCATCGATGTTCTCCATTGCAAAGGTAACATTGCGCTTGGCTGTATCAAAGCTGCTTTGACCAAACACGCTAGCTGAAGCCTTCAGCAAGTTGATCGGTCCTACTTGGTTAGCCGAATTTATCAACGCAGTAAGTCCATGCTTGGAGATAGTATGAGGATTTAATCCAACCATCGTCCCAACCAAATTAGTCTTAAAATGATTAATCGTCGAGTCGGCCACAGCAGCCGAGGCCGAGTTGAAGTTAGAGAAATTAGCTGAATCCTTCAACCAAGGGATTAATTGATCCGTCCCCTCCTTTCCATAATGCTTAATCATCGCCCGTTGAAATCGGCTATCATAAAGAATCTTCGATGCCTCTAACACCGCCGGTCGCATAGCAATATCTTGAATCATCTGCATCATTCGTACAGGGACGATATCGAGGTTGAGCTCGATCGGCGCGATATATCCAGTTCGCTGCTTGCGGTACCCGCTTGGAGTAGTAGCTCTAAAGTACTCTTCCTGTTGAAGTGCATTAGGACCCATCAACTTCTTACTTGTTCCTGGCCTATATGGATCGTATTTGATTGGATGATACCAGCCACTATAAGTCCCATGTGCACTTTGAACCGGCTCGATTGGAATCTTCTCAATCGGCACGCCGCTGATATTGGACCCCATCTTATCAGCCTCTTCAACCAACGACTTGAAGATATCCCCAATCTTCTGCGCTCGATCCCAATCCTCCTTCGTTGCATGCTTATGTACCCAATTCATAGCTTCTTCTGGAGTTATTCCATAACCACCAGCGAGCTTTTTAAGATTACTCCTATTCCCAGCATTCTGTAGAATCCCCAATAGATTCCTCCGGCTCATCCGCATATACTCGCCGGTCAGTGGATCTTTCCAAGTCTTATTCTCAACTACTTTATCCAAATCTTTTGGGTCGGCAATATCCTTGAGCATATTGCTATACTTTCGCTCAAGCTGGGTCTTATAATAAGCACCATCATACATTGGGCGAACTACAGCTTGATTGAATAGACCCCTAGGGTCTCCACGATCGATTCGATTGAGAATGGTCTCGGCAGTTAGGCTTGAGGCCCAATAATGTCTGATAGTGTTTAGAGCTTTGCCCGGCTTCTTATCGATTCTATGCTCCTTCGTCCCTAGCGTCGCCAGCTGCTCAACCATCTTATCAATAGTTTCAGCTAAATCCTGCTTAGCCCCATTAACCTCAACCTGCCGAGCCTCCTTACCATTATGTTCTAACGTATCAATTGCCTTCTTAACTTCTCTAAACTCTTCTACCGACATCTCATCAATTTGCTTTCGATAATTTGGATCGAAGAGAAACTCTGCCACAGGCATCTCATGCATCATACCAGTTTTGGAATCGACAAAGCTCTCTAAGTCCTTATATCCACTCATTTCCTTCGCTTCGGCGAGATTCTGCAAGCTTCGCTGAATAGGCTTGCCAACCCTCCAAAGGATATCGTGGATGAAGTCGGTATACTCCTGTTCAACACTCGGCACTACGGTTTTGGCAAACCTCTTAGCTTTACTATCGAACTGATCTCGCTCCTTTTCTAACTTCTGCGACTGCTTCGCTAACATCGCCGCTAAATACTGCCGTTGCCTCTGTCGAAAGGCTTCGGTTGGATCATTCTTAAGAAGAGCGTCTTCAACGGCTCTGCCAGCCTTACCAGCATTAGCCAAATAACTATCTACATCCGCAGTACTAACCTTCGACTTGTTAAACTGATCCTCTACCCAGCTCTTTATCTCTTCTTTAGTAAAGGGCATCTCCGACCCAGCCTGCATCCCCAGCGCCACAGTCTCCTCATGAAGGAGGTCCATCTGGGTCTGTGAGAGGACATGCTCCTGCGCTTCCTTAATGATATTCTCATCGAGCTTTCCGTACTCCCGCTCCATCCGCCGAGTGACCTCTTGATCAATTACTTTGCGGATGTAAGAGGGTTTGTTCATCTCCCCCATCGACTCTTTAAGCTGACCAAGTTTGGCCACCATATCCTCGGTGGATAGATAACCAAAATGTCCAGCAATAAGATCAGGGTCAACACCACCACGGCCATAAGATCCATCTGGCAATGCCTTCTTCTGTTCGACGGTGAGTTTTGATTCATCAAGCTTGTGCTTTTCGAGGAAGTCTGAAGCGGCAATATCGGGTCGGTTGCGGATATCTGGTGCGACTTCTTCTCGAACCTTCGCCCCGTTCTCTTTCCATTCTTTAGATTGCTTCCGGCTCTCAAGCTCCGTCGCCTTCTTCATCTGAGCTTGTTGGTCTTCGGCGTTGCGCTTCTCGATCAGCTTAAGGTATCGTTTGTATTGGTCGGTCGTCATGCCGATGGCTGAGGCTTTGTCGAAGAGCTTCTTATCTGGCTCACCTAACTCCTCAAACTTCGGCTGAAACGCTTCAACATTTCTAGGTCCAGTCCCTTCTCTCGCACCCACCTCGCCGACATGAATTCGGTTGAAGATATCCTCAACTTCAGGGTTGGCGGTGATAAGCTTCTGCACCCGCTCCTTGATAGCATTGAGAAATTTTCTTAGCTTCTCAAAGATTGGAGAGGCGATATGCCCTGCTGCTGGGTCTTGAGCCCAATAGCGATACTCATCAGCAATAGACTCTTCAAGTAATGCCTCCGGCTCATCCTTTAAATACTTATATCGATCTGCAACGCTTCCATTCCCTCGATTTTTGTAAATCCAATTCTCTTCTTTCGCAGTCTTTTCTAAAGTGGCCCACTCACCATCCGTAAAGAAGCCATAAGCCCGAAGGTGATGGATAGCCTCATGCCGAGCCGTACCGATTGGATCGTCTTCACGAAGGGCATAGAGGATTTCTGGCAGCTTGCTTCTAAACTGAGTATAGACCCCACCAGCCATCCCACCTTTGGTATTGCGAATATTGCCAGCCTTCAATGGCTGAACTTGATTTGGTACAATCCTTTGTAGTTCTTCGTCTACAATCTTTGAAAGAGCATCTTCATATTTCGAAAACTCTTTCGGCACAAAGGCTTCGGTGTTCTTACCGTACTGAATCCACTCCCCTTCCTCAGTCTCAGGCTTAAACCACTTCCCACCCTCCTCATAAAGCGGATCGAGCTTGGCTTGCTGGCGAACGGCTTCAACAGGAGTAGCTGGCTCAGGTTCAACAGCCTCTTTACCCTCCTTTGGCTTTTCTATCTCCTCATACTTATGTTCTCCAATCTGCTCCGCCTCATTCAACGTCAGTCCGCCTTTGCGAATCCTGATATCGTCATGAAGCTCCTTCGCCAAATCCGGCTCTACCTTCGCCAGCCAATCCGCAAGCGGAACCTTAACATCTCCTCCAACCGCCTCGGAAGTGGAAAGCTGCTGCTCCAAATCTGGTATCCACCCAAGCTTACCATCCTCAGCAGTTGGCCGAGCATCGCCATACAGCTTGCGTACTGCCTCGGCTGAAATCCCAATCTCCGCATCGGTGTGCTGGCGAATAAATCCTGCATAAAGCTCCGGCGATCTCTCACGTGTTGCGCTTGCCGAAGATGTTTGTAACGCTTCATCGAGATTCTTAATATCGACTTTGGCTTGCTGAACCTTTGCCTTGTCAATTAGAGGGTGAATACCAACTGGTGGTTCGAGCCCAGCGTCGATATAAGGCTTGGCAGCAGTTATAGCCGCAGTCAAATCCTCTGGCGAAGGCTTAATCTTAGCTCTCAACGCCGGAGATTCTCCCTCCGGTATATGCATCTTGGTCCCGGTTAGGCCCATAAAATGCTGCTCGGCCATTCCTCGAACATCTCTGCCGAGTCGTTCAGCGTCGCCAGGGTCTAGACCAAGGTTCTTATAGGTCTCCTCAGCCATTCCACCAATGGCACCCATAGCTCCGCCGAACACTCGGCTCATGAGCTCAATCGGCTCGCCAACTACATGTTTGAGATCGTTCAGCAAGGAATAGGTTATCGGATTAGTTTTCTGGTACTCAAGATCGGCTGGCGTTGACTCAAGCGACGAACCAAAAGGCTCCTCCCCATAACCTTCCTTAAACCCTTTAACCGCTCCAGCCAAGCCCGTGGCTCGCTTTAGCGCATCCATTTTCGATGGAACATTCAACTTATTGGTTGCGGCTGAAGCCTCATCAAGCTTATGCCAATCATCATTCGAAACCTTCGCCGCCATAGGATGCGAGTTGATGTAATCTTGCAGCATTGGATTATTTCGAAGAAAGTGAGAGGTAAGCTGCTCCCTATCTTGCCGCTCAAACCCCTCCATATCTCCATAGATAGCAAGGCTCGGCACGCCAGTATAATGACTAAGCTTCATCGCACGAGCAGCCTGCTCAGGATCGTCGTCAATCGACGTAATCCCTTGACCTAACGCAGCCTGCTCATAGTCATCACTCTCCGGCATTGGAACCCTTCCCGCCGTAAAGCTCATGGAATCTCATTCTCACATACTCACGCTGAATATCTTTATCGCCTGGCTCACTAACGCCGAGCCTATCTCTAGCTCGATCTTTAAGCTTGTCTTTGATACTGTCTGGTACATCAATTTGGTAAGTTGGAGTCTGATTGGTTCCCCACCACTTACCCGGCACAGTTTGAAGCTGAATTAACTGAGCCCCCATCTTCTTTGTATCTTCAAGAGTTGGGGCTTTTTTATGCTCCTCAATAAAATCTTTGATTTGATCCTGCATGGCACCAGAGAATTGATAAAATTTATCTGGGTCTTGGACCTTGGCGATCCCAGCATTGTACATCATACCATTAAGATCGGTTAGAGCCCGCTGAACTCTAGGGTCTTGAGTAGCCCCGACTTTCGTCTTTAGTTGCTGCTTAAACAACTGATCCCTCCATTTAGCAGGGATTTGCTCGCTGGGGATATCTTGATCTAAGAACTTCGCCGGGTCTTCGTGAGCCATGCCAAGAAGTTGGTAATATCGATCTCGCCTCTCTGGCGTTTCGTTAAAATCACCCTTAGCATTCTGCGCCAACTGCTTCATAATAGCCCGTTGTTGAGGAGGCTTGAGCGAGCCGAATGCAGCATCGACGGTAGGATCGGCACGAAGCTCTTCTACAGTCGTTGGTACCTTTCCATCAGGATTGTTGAGACCAAGTACCGCCGAGCTAATCGTTTGGTAATTAGCTCGATCTACATCCGTCTTGGCCTTCTGCTGTTTGTTGTAATCAGCAGTGATTCTATCTCTAACGAAATCAGGAAATAACTCATCCTTTGGGCTCTGCTCTTTCGCTGCCTTATCGCCAGCCTCTAGCCGATCGGCCAAGGTTGTGTCGGGGTCCTGCCCAACTTTATTAGCAATAAGCCTTGCACCAGTCTGGCGCATCTGGCCTTGAACTGTGTTCTCAACCTTCAGCCGATCATCGCCAAAGAGATCATTTTTGTATTTCTCAAGCATCTCTTGAGCTTCAAACGGCGCTTGCTTCGACAGGCCGGTAATACGGTGAGCTAATAACGTGCTGACCTTTGCCCTCTGCATCTCCTGAGCTTGATCTGCAGTCCACCCTTTAATATGGGCCTGGCTCTCGTTATCCGCAATCGTCGACGACTTCGCCTCCTCATACGTCACGTCATCAGTCGGATTAGCATAGACTCCATCTGCCGTTGTCTTAAACCTCGCTTCAATGGCGCCATTCGCCGCAACCTTCTGCTGTGTTGCTGCGTGCCCGGCCCCATTGAATATCGTACGCCCCATCGTTGACTGCGAAGAAGAATCATATCTCCGTCGAGCGTCATCATTCGGAAGGGAGTCTCTAATTGCCGCTCGCTGGGTTCGTAAGTCCTCCATATATTTCGGAAAAGCGCTGACCGCATCCTGTCCTTGAAGAGAGGAGAATTCTGCATGAAGCTTCCCAGTTTGGATCATATAATTAGTATCGGCATCACGAGCGGCGGTTTCGTTTTGAACTTCCTGTAAGGCTACCGCCCGTTGCCAGATTTGATCGCCAGAGTGCTCTAATGTCTGGCCCAAACCCTGAAATGCTTTGGCTACTGCCCCGCCAAAGGCTGTGCTATCTCCACTCACGCGAACGTTAGGCGTAGCAATATCCTGAGCAGTAACCTGCGGTACGGGATTATATGGAACTTGTGCCACTAGCTAAATAATCCTATCTGCCTACCTTGTAACCATTTCGAGCTCACGCTAGAAGCCCCGCCGAGGAGAGAAGATAACGCACCGATATCACCAGCCTTCTCAGCTTGTGAAGCCGCCATTGTATCAAGGTTCGCCTGAGCCGTATCGCTTGCTGCCTCAACCTCATATCCGTAAGCCTTCTTCGCTGCGTTACTCCGAATCACCGTTTGCTCGTACTGGCCAATCTCCGTCTCGCTCTGACGAACTGCAACGTTCGAGCCCTTATTTACATCTAAGCCTGAGGCGCCCTGAGTAGCAACTGTCTGTCCTACTTGCGCGCGAGTCTTCATCCCCGATTGCTGAG